TGGCGCAGCGGCAGCACCATCTGCCCGCCGACCTCGCCCGGATCCTGGCGCAGCGCAGAGCCCACCTCGTCGCGCTGTTCCTGCAGCACGGCGACCAGCCGGTCCAGCTCGTCGTTCAGCGTGCGTGCGCGCAGCAGGCCGTTGTCCTGGAAGTCGCTGCTGCGCTCCACCGTCAGCCGACGGCGCAGCGTGATGGTCGCGCCCGCGGCGGGCGGTTCGGCAAGGGTGACGGTGCCGCCCTCGCTTTCGCCCGCACCGGCCACGCTGTAGCCGCCGGTGATCACCACCGTGCCGATGCGCAGCTCAAGGTCTGTGTCGTCGAAGATCGGGAAGGGGAAGGCGAAGTCGGTGCGCGCGCCGTCGCCGACATACTGCACGCGCGGCGCGACATCGCCGATGCGGATGTGCTCTGCCATCGGGTGGACGCTCCTGGGATTGGGGGCGGGAGGGTGCGACGTCAGTCGAGCAAGCTGCGGAGAGCGCCTGCGGCGGTGGCGCCGCTGCGCAGCCAGGGCGTCAGCGAGCCATCGTCCTGCAGCAGGCTGCGCCGCCCGGCGGCCAGCCGCGCGGAGAACAGCGCGAGCTGGTCCGATTGCGCGGCGGCCGCATCGTGCCGAAGCCCCGCTGCCAGCGCGGCGGCTGAGCCTTCATCCGGTTGCACGCCGCCGGCGGCGAGTCTGGCGCGCGTCGCGGCCAGCGTGCCGGCCAGCCGCGCATCGCGCTGGCGCTGCTCCGCCGCCTGCTGCGCGGCCATTTGCTGCGTGCGGGCTTCGTTTTGCGCGGCGGCCTGCGCCACTTGCTGCCGCGCCTGCGCGGCCTGGACCTGCGCCTGCCGCTGCATGCCATAGATGGATGCGCCGGCGCCGAGCACCGTCGCGATGGGGGCGATCTGCGCCATCAATCGTTCATCCTTGTATCCGTCGTCACGGACAGCAGCGTGAGCGGCAACGGCGTGTCGCCGTCCACGCGCCAGAGCGGTGCCATCGCGTCGCGCCGCCAGCCCAGCGCCCGCAGCGTGACATCGCCGGTGAAGGGTGGCGGGGCGGCATCCAGCAGCGCGGCGTCGAGCCGGCGGAACGGCACCGGCTGCACGCCGCGGCCGAGATCCACCGAGAAGGCCGGCGTCGCCAGCAGCCGGAAGGTCACCGAGACCAGGCGCAAGGGCGCCGCGGCGGCGCCGCTGCCGCTGGCCAGTTGCGGTGGCAGCGGTTCGATCACATGGCGGAAGGCGAGACCGGCCTGCACCATGCGCGCGGGTGGCTCGAGCACGATGCGCCCATTGGCGACCATCGCCGGCGCGCGCGGCGCGCCATCGGCCAGCACGCGGGCCTCCTGCCCGTTGAGATGCGCGAGTCCGCTCCATTCGTCCTGCGGCGTCGCGGCGCTGCCGGCCAGTGCTGCATCCAGGCCAAGCGCGGCATCGAAGCGCTCCAGCCGATGCGTGCCGTCGCGTTCCACCACGGCATAGACGCGGCCATCGGTTTCCGCGACGGCGCGGAAAGCGCCCTGGGTCTCCTGCCGCGTCCAGGCGATCACCTGTTCGGCGCGATAGAGCGTCAGCGTGCCGATGCTGCCATCGGCCATCGCCAGGTGCAGCAGACGCTCGGTCTGGTCATAGGCCATGGAGACCGGCGTGGAGACCAGATGGCGGCCGATCAGCGCCAGGTCGTTCGCCTGGTACGCGTCGCCGACATCGGTATAGGCGAATTCATGCACCGCGCGGCCCGATCGCGCGACGAAGACGGTTGAGCCATCCACATCCACTGGCGGCACCATGCGGTCCACGGGGCTGCCGATGCGCGTCTGGCGGCTGAGCTGGATCGAGGCGGGTGTCAGCGGGTCGCCGGTGACCATCCATTCCGCGCCAGAGGTGAAGACCTGCAGGTGCCGGCCGGAGAAGACGCCGCGGATGGCGTTCACCTGGTCCGACATCAGCGCGAATTCGATGCCCTCGTCATCGAGCCCCGTGCCCTGGTCGAAATCGCCAAGGTCGCCGCTGCGCGACAGGAACAGCCGGTTCGGCAGGTCGCGCGATCCGCCCAGCACCAGGCGCGCCTGGTGGAAGCAGGCCGTCACCGGCCAGCCGCGCGCGGCGCTGAAGGCGCTTTCCTCCCAGTCCGTGGTGGGGCTTATCGTCGCCAGCGTGTCGAGAACGCTGGCCGTCGCGTTGCGCGGGCCGGCGACGGCGGTGACCAGCACGCGCTTGCCGCCGAGCTTGAGGCGCGCACCCACATGCCCGGCGCGGAACACATCCGCCGAGGCCGTCAGCGCGATGACGCCCGCCGTGCCGCTGGGTGTGATCGTCGTGTCGGGATGAAACAGGTGAAAGGGCTCGCGCGTGAAGGCGAAGTCGGCGAGCGTCCAGGCGGTGTGGCCGGTGCGGGTGATGCGCTTCGGCGGCATCTCCGGGTGGAACAGCAGCAGCGTATCGGCATTCTGCGTGAAGGCGAGCTGCGGCAGCATCGCCGCGGTCCAGGGCGCGGGCAGGGAGGCGACCTCGGCATCGCCGATGAAGACCTGCATCCGCGCCGCGGTCAGCGCCAGCAGATAGGTCTGCTCGGTGTTGAACTCGAAGGCGATCAGCCGCGCGGGTCCGGGCAGGGCCGCGACATGCCGCAGCCCTGGGCGGCGCGCGACGCCGCCGGTCGGCTGGATCACCACGTTGCGCAGCCGGCGGGCGCCATTCTCGAAGGCGCGCAGATCGGCGCGGCCATAGAGCTCGGGCGCGAGCTCGCCGGCGGCGAAGCTGGATTTGGCGCGGCGGGTGGCGGCGGCCATGCGTTCAGCCCCTCACGTCCACAAGCGGAAAGCCTTCGAGCGCGGGCGGCGTGTCCTGCTGGCTGTCCACCTTGCGCGCGGCGCGCAGCTCCTGCTCCGCCAGGCGAAAAAGCACTTCGGCGCGGGAGGCGCTTTCCGTCAGCGGCAGGCAGAATTCCGCGGCCAGCCGCGCGACCAGCGCGGCGGCGAAGAAAGGCGGGAAGGCGCTCTCCTCGGGGCGGAAGATGAAGGTCAGCGTCACCTGGCCCGTATCGGCATGCAGGCGCCCTTCGTGGATGCGATAGGGAATGCCGCGCCCGCGCCCCTCACCACCAGCGGACAGCGCGCGGAGGAAGCCGGTCGGCAGCTGGAAGGCATGCGCGAAATCAGCGACCGGCGTCGCGGCGAGCCGCGCCAGCGCGGCCTGGCCCGTGGCGAAGGACCAGGGATGGGCGGACAGCACGGCGTCGCGCAGGCCGGGATAGAGATTGGCGGCAACCTCCGCCTCCGCCGTGCCCTCGGTCAGCGAGGCGATCGGCTGGGCGCCGAGGCGCAGCAAGGCGCGCGAGCAGAGCGCAAGGGCGGTCAGCGACATGGCGGGATCCGTGATGAGGGATGACGGCAGGGCGAGACCCTCCCCCGCCGGAGCGGGGGAGGGCGCGAACGGGCGCGCGCGTCAGCCGCGCGTATCAGCCGCGCGCGTCAGCCGCGCGCGCATGCGGATCATTCCCTGGCGCGCATGCGCACGACGCCACCATCATCCACGAGGACGGCGCCCTGGCTCATCATGTTGGCGACGAAGTGCGCCGCGCGGTCGCCGTGCCAGGTGACGTCGGTCTGCACCTCTGCCGCTGCGGCATGGCCGATCGCGGTCTTGTGGTAGAAGTAGCAGTAGCGCAGCGCGCCGGCCTTGGTCAGGCCGGAATGCGGCATCCACAGCGCGCCGAGCCAGCGCTTCGCCTGGGTGCCGCGCCAGGGCAGCTCGCCGTCCCCGACATATTCGCTGGAGGCGAATTCATCGATCGCGAGCAGCTGGCTCCACTGCTTCCAGCCGACCACGGCATAGCGCTGGCCGTCATCGGGCACGTCCGCCGCGCCCAGCATCTCGAAGGCGAGTAGCACCTTCTGCTTCGTCAGCCCGTCGGTGTCGGTGGTGCCGGCGGCGGTGCCGAGCGCTTCCTTCGTGCCGGTGTCGAGCGCCGCGATGATCAGCTCATCGGTCTTGCGGCCCAGCGCATAGGCGCCGGCATTGGCGATCACCTCGCGCTCATCGAGGTTGGTCTTCAGCTCATCGAGCCGGTCCACCCAGTCGCCGGCATAGTAGTCCTGCAGCACGCATTCGACTTGCGCGTGTTCCAGGTTCATCACCGGCACGCTGCCATGGCGCGTCTTGGCCGCGGCGGTGCCCTTGCCGACCTTCGGGAAGAAGGTGGAGGAGCCGGTGACGCCGGTCTTGCTGCGCACGGTCGGGCGCAGCTTGGAGCCCTGGCGCTGATAGGCCTCGTGCACCTCGGCCTGGAACTGCTTGGTGAAGACCGCGTCGATATCGGTGCTTGCGGGCATGGTCGCCCTCCTTCAGTCGCGGGTTGCGGGAAGCGGCCAGCCCGCCGTTCTCCCCCGTGGGCTTTCCCTTTGGGGCGGCGTTGTGGCGCGCGGCCCGCAGGCCCGGGGACCGGGTTGGATGCGGGCAAGGTCGTGGATGTCGTCGGGGCGGATGGGGACCTTGGGGCCCGCGCCATCCGCCCCGTGGCCGCCGCGCGGTCAGGGGCGCCACGCGGCGGCAGCCGAAGAGGTGCCTGTCAGCGCTGCTCGCCGACGAGCCGGCGAAACCCTTCGGTGACGCGCTTGACGAAATCCGGCTCGCGCGAGCGCCAGTAGCGGGGGTCGCGCATCATCTTGCGCAGCGCGGCTTCGTCCGGCGCGCCGTCATCCGCGCCGTCGCGCGACAGCGGCGGTTCCTTCGCCTGCATCATGCGATGCATGGCGACGACACCCTCCGCCGTGGTGGAGAGCGCGGCGAAGACCGGCTCGGCCAGATTGGCGCGCCCCCAGGCCGCGATCTGCGGCGCCAGGCGGCGAAAGCGTTCCTCGCCGCCGAATTCCGCATGCAGCTTCTCGCGCTGGCGGCC